TCGTCGCCGCTGTCGCAGCGACCCCGGCGGTGCCTTGGGAGCCGGTAAGCCCTACCGGGAACGTAACCGTGCCGGCAAAAACATAGCGCTGCACGACGAGATTTGCGGTGCTCGTACCGGCAAAGGAGCCCGATATGGTCGTCGACACTGCGGCTTTGCCGGAGCCGGTCGCCGTGTAGGTATAGGCCGGAACCTCCGAAAGGTTCTGCGCGGCACCGCCCACGATATTGAACGACAGGAATTTCAAAAATATCGTCTGGCCCACCAGCGTGCTCGGGTAGGAGAACCGGCCGACCGACTGATCGATGCGCGCGAATTGCATCCCCGCCGAATGACTGGCCGCTGTCGTGCCATAGGCACCGCGATAGAGCGTCGTCAGATTGTAGTGATGGGCGCTCGTCAGGCTCGCGGTTTGATAGGCGAAGAACTCACCGCCCATATAGCATAGGGTAACGAGGTTCGCCGCGTCGGTGGCCGAAACCGACAGCAGCTGACCGCGGCTCTCGCTGACATCGACCGAGCAGGTGTCGGTGATATCCGGACTGCCACCGCTATTGCCGATCGTCGCGGTCAAGACACCTTGGGTCGCCGGGCCTGAAACCGTGCCGGCAAAAGCATAAGAATTTCCGTCGCTCGATATCCAAACCTGGGCGCCACCCCAATTCGGGCCACCCGACAGTGCGATCCAGATCTCGAGATCGCCTGACAGTAGTGCTGCGGGCGGTTCAAAGATGAGCGGCGGGTTGACGTTATCAGGCGGCGCGCTCCAGTTCGGCACAAACCCGCCGACCGCGCCGCCGCTTGCCTGTTTTACGGCAGGCGCCGCCGTACCGCCACCAACCCCTAGGATCGACGGCGAAGCGGGTAGCAAAAAATTGGTGGACGGGTAGAGCACGCTCGGCGAGTAGGGGCCAAAGAAATCCTCGGCGGTCACCGACAGCATGCCCTCGTCATCTTCTTCGACCGCCGTGATCCGCACTGTCAATGCGTTGGCGCCGAGCCGTGAATCGGTGATCTGCACCAGATCCATCGGCTCCAATAGGATATATTTCCAGCCGAGCTGAAAGGTATAGGTGTTGCGGTAGAGGAGCTGGCGCTGTAATAGCAGCTGGGCGACGATACCGCCGACATAAAGCGGGTCGGTGATCAGCCTTGCCTTGGTGCTGGTATCGCGCCGCACCCCGTAGAGATCGATCGAACCTTGATCAGAGGCCTCGGCGATCGCGGTGTTGTAATTGTTCTGTCGATCGAGACACTCGACTTCGACCATGTTGTTGGCGTCGGCCGGCGTTGACCGCTGGATGTGTACTGGATCGCCGGTGAAGCCGCCGGTTATCGGAGTGGCGCCAGCGCGCAACGACGGACCGCCGGGTGTCGCGCCGATATGGATCCCGACACTCGATTGCTGAACGATGTAGTCGTCCTCGCCAAGGCTGTAGACCGGCGTTGTGTTGGGCGTGAAGGTGTTGGTTGTTGTCGCCCCGATCCCGCTGGAGGCAATCCCGCCGCCACCCGATTGGCCGATCGTCGTGTTGCCGGTCGGATTGGACTGGACGACCATGACGCCGCTGAGGCCGACGCCGGAGGCAAGGATGCCGAACCCGGCAAGGGTTCGATCGGAATTGACTGCGTGCGCCAGCCCGCCCATAGCCCCCGGCATCTGCAGGTTTGCCGAGGTGATATACGTAACCGTGTAGGGGGAACCACCATTGAAGGCGGGATCGGTAAAGGTCAGGCTGAGCGTGTCGCCGCCCGCTTGTGTCGGCGCCCCAGTAAAGCTCACCAAGGTGAAGGCGTTGGTGACCGGATGATCGCCGTACGGAATGATCTTCAACACTGCGCCGGACCACACGATCGCACTGTTGGTCACCTTGGTGATGTCGGCAAGCGATTGCTGCGCCTCCTGCTGCTGGTCGAGCAGCGGCGACAGAAACAGGCCGAGCGCCGCGCAATAGCTCGCATAGGACGAGGCGGCGCTCGACGTCATCGCCGGGTCGAGATTCGCCGACGGGAAATTCGCGCCGTAGCGCGGGTTCGTCAAGAAATCGCTGACGATTTGCGCCGGGTTCGCGTCGTAGCCGTTGGGCGATGCACCCGCTGCGCCGGCGCCGACTCCAATTACCTCGAAATTGAAATTCGGCAGTGTCGCAGTGTTGCCGAGCTGATAATTGGCAAAGACAATGCTCGCCGTGCCCGAATAGCCGAGAGCCTTGGCGGGGTGGGCGCTCGACCAATAGGGGTCGATCGTCTGCCCGTCCGAACCGAGGTTGATGCTCGAAATGTTTGGCAGGCCGGCGGCAGTCCCGATGTTCTTGTCCCACCAGGCCAAGCCCAGCCCGGCGATCGGCCCCTGGCACAGGCCCATGATGAACGAAGCCGAATACATGTATTGCTGGCCGCCGCCCTTGCCGCCGCCCCCGCCTTTGCCCTTGCCTCCGGCCTGCTTGCTGGGGGTCGCGGTGAAATCGTCATAGTCGAGCAGGTTTGGGCTGACCTTGGTCGTGCCATAGATCAGCGGGATGACGCCGCCCGCCTGAGAGGTTTGAAACTGTAGGGAACCGACTGCACGCTGCTGCTTCGCGTTCGAGCCGACGCCGAGAATCCCGCCCATCAGTCGAACGGATCAAAGAAGCGTACCGGGCGCCCGGCGAGCTGCGGCTGGGTAGCGTCGGCATAGAGCACGCCCGCACTGTGCCAGGCGTGGATCAGTCGGGGCCATTCAATAATGATGGCACCATGGGCAAAGCAACGGCCGAATTTGAAGAGCGCGACGTCGCCGGCACTCGGCGGCCCCTGGATCTCGCGCGCGTACCGCATCACCCCCGTGAGATATCGCTCGGCATCGCGATGGAGGTGCCAGTCGGGCGAATAGAACGGGACTTCGATATGCGGGACGACGCCGGCCGCCTCGTAAATCTCGGCGAGCATCATCAGGCAATCGGTGCCGGCACCTTTGATCCGGCCCATGTGGTGATAGGGTGTCCCCAGCCACCGCTGGGCCTCCTCGACGACCGCAAGTCGTCGAGGATCCATTTCGGGGGAGGTCATACAGCGGTTTCCGGGGTCGGGATGTAGGGAAAACCGCCAAAGTGGATCGTATTGTTGAAGACGTTCGTGCAGGTAGCGAGCGTGCGATCACAGCCCGGCAGCAACTGGAACTGATCCCCGACGGCGACTGCCGACAGAAAGGCGAGCTTGACCGTTACCGAGCCGCCGCTGACAAAACCGGCTATCGTGCGGCTCTGGCCGGTATTGCCGCCGGTGAGGCCGATGATCGTTCCTTGCGTGAAGGGTGTCGTTGTCGTTGGCACGCCTTGTATGACCGTCGTCGACGACCCGCCTCCAGCCGAGAATGTTGCGGCGAGGCTCGACCGGTTGAACAGGCACATCGCGTCGCCAAAGACATGGGTGCAGCTCGATTGCCATAGCCGCCGCGGCATCTGGATGTTGAGCAATTCGAGGTGCGAGCGGCACTTCATCTCGATGCCGGTGCGGCTGCAGTCGATGTCGGAGATGCGTCCGGAGAACAGGATGACCGTCCCGGCACTGGTATCGCCGTAACCGCTGCCGGCAGCACCCATAAAGGCGCGCTCCAGCTGCAACAATGCACCGTCGAGTTGGCCTTGCCACGCCGCCTCGAGAAACGGCGTCGAGCCGACGAGGTCGGTCGTCTCTGGGTAGATTTTGATGTCGAGCTCGTCGACCTGGGTGCCAATCACGACCTTCGTCTTCGAGCGCTCGAATTTCGGCCCCGCCGCGAACACATATCCGTTGGCGGTGATCGCCGTCGGCGCTGCAGAATAGCGCAGGACCGTCGTACCGCCGGCCAGGGTGAAGGTGTAAAGGTCCGCCATGATGAATTGCTCGCCGCTGTTGAGCAGGGCAATCAGTGCGGCCGAGGCCGGCTTCACGGGCGCACCGAGATAAAGGTCAGCTTTTTCAGCTGCCAAAGCCGGAACATGAAATTCTCGAAGGCATAGCTGTCGTCGATAAAGCGGCAGCGAAAGTAATAGCTGTAATCGGCAGTAACGACCCGCCCGCTGCCCGGCGGCGTGCTGAATGTCACCAGCCCGGTGTTCGGATCGACGCTATAGCTTCCCGGGCTCTGAGTGACGCCGTTAAGATAGACCGCACTAACCACGTCAGGCGCTACGATCGGTTCCAGAAACCCGCCGCCGGGAAGCGCCGAGCCCATCGACCGCTGCAGCTGGAAGACGGTGGCACTGGCATTACCGACACCGATCTGCTGTCCGGTGACACGGTCGTCGCTCGGGT